TGAGTAGTTACATGAGAATATTTTTGTGTTAAACTTCATAAAAAAGTAATAATCTGAAAGTTTTGTTACCGATTTTTTGTTACCAAAATTGAAGAAAATGGTAACAAGATTGTTATGGCGCTTCTTCGGTCTCCATAACAACTTCTCCGTCTCTCATATAAACCTCAACTACATACCCTTCATCGAGAAGCGGGCTGATTTCCTTCTCGGTCGGGATTCTCTCTAGTGTTCTTCTTTTTATCTGATTCATAGTAATTATCCATTAGAAAATCGAAATACTTGCTATTACGTTTCTTTAGCTTCTTTCGATTAATTACATCTCTCTTGTATTTATTTTTGATACGGACACATTCATAATGACCTTTAATATAAAGGTGTTTATAGAATCTCAAATCCATTTCTAACATAATGCTCTTTCTTATAGCATAGCTATCACAATGTTTCATTAACCCTAGATAGCTGTTGATAGAACAAACGTAGTGCTGCAATTCCTCTATCGTGTAGTTATCTGGCAATGTGTTCATATGATGCACCAGTTGTTTAAAGTTGCTTACCATACGATTACTAGCATAAATTCTATCACGCTTCACAACCATACCCGTAAACTTAATACCCTTATATACGGATTGTAGTTCTATCTTCCTCGGATGCAAAGTTACGCCTATATTGGCAAGATATTTCCTTATCTTTGGTACAGAAGCTAACAATACCCGTTTATCTTGATGTACCAAGAAGAAATCATCTACGTACCTGCCATGATAATAGATACGCAGAATAATCTCAAGCATCCAATCAAAATCATTGAGCCAGAAGTTTGCGTCATGCTGACTTGTAAGATTGCCGATAGGGAGACCATGGTTCTTCTTTGCTCCTCGTAACGTTTTGCCTAGTGGAACTTTTGCCATAGTTTCCTCAGACGAGCGTTTAATGCAGTTCTTTGTCGGGTCGTTCATAATGGTAACACGAGAAAGGTAGCGCAGGTCTTCTATATCATCTCCTTTGTAATTGTCTAAAATAAACGCATCTACTTTGTCTGCAAGTTCTTCTCTAGGAATGCTCATAAAGAAGCCTTTCATATCGCATTTCAGATACCAACATGGCTTAGTGAAGCTCTCGGAACATTCTTTAATATCTGCCGCAAGCTGCCTTACTCCATAGAGCTGACCTTTGCCGCAACGGCAATTATATGTTCTATCACTAAAAACTCCCTCAAATAGTGGTTCTAGTCGTAGAGCAATATAATGGTGAATAACTCTATCACGAAAATTAGCGGCAAAAACTTCCCGATAGACAGGTCGGGAAACAACAAAGGTAATGGATGGCATTGGCTCGTAAGTCCTTGAGTTTATTCTTTCAACCAAGTCCGTTATATTCTCGAACAGATACGTTTCAAACCTTATCGCATCTGGTGATGATGCCTTACCTTTACGGCAGTCTTCGTAAGCTGCTATAATATATTCTGCCTTTACCATTACTATTATCTCCCTAACTCTCCTAACTAGTGCTGTAACAGGACGAACTCGATTCGAATTGTCAACCTTACCGTTGTTGTTCCGATTGCCATTGTCGAAATTCAGATTCCACGCATTGTTGCCCGAATTCTCAACACACGACCAGTAATTCGTCCGCTATTTTCTCGCTCTTTATTATACATCTTAGCTGCTTCGCTACACCGGACAAATGATGATGCGACTTGACAGCAGCGAGACCATTATTTATGGAGAATCACATTCTATAATAAGCCTTAACCTAATTATACTCTAGCTTTATTCAAAGCAGGACTAACCTTTCTTTGAATTTCCCCAAGCTGTAGCCTGTCTGCCGATGATGGTTGTCAATCTGCAAATATCTGCCGCTTGCTTCTCCGAGAATAGTTTTCTCTTGAAGCAAAGGCGAAGGATAGTTTTGAGAAGTTCGAATTTGACACGAAATCCCATCATGTACTGATGTCTGTTATCCGCATACATATTCGCTAGCTGAATGTACTCGAAAAGTTCAAGAGCAACGCTTGTCATTTTCTCACCTAAATCGTAACGATACATTCTCGGAAACTCAACCTTCATGGCGGTGAGCTTATCGACTAACTCGAAAGTATCCTTGTATATCTGTAAATCCTTCGCTAATGCCATAGATATTCTAGCTTATTGCCACTAATTATTCGTGATATTGTTATTATTTATGTGTTCGTAATTCTCCACCTCCCAACCTTGCTTGCCCGACCTGCGGTCGGAAAGAGGTAAAGGGGTGAAGAGATAAAATGATTAAAATGCTGTAACAGGACGAACTCGAAGCGAACTGCCAACCTTACCGTAGTTGCCCCGAAAGCCAGTGCCGAAAAACAGATCCCACGCAAGGTTGCCCGAATTCTCAACACACGACCAGTAAGACGCCCGCTGCAAGAGTGATACAGACTGATTCCCGGCATCCTTAATGCGCTGTAGGGCGAGATTGATGGTTTCGAAGTGCTGATGGATAAGCGCAAGATCTCCCATGGTCGGAAGCCACCAGTTATGTTTTCCTATCTGACAAATCCTACTGCCCTCAGTACGATTCGTCATATAGTTCCAGCAGTAAGCAACACCATACGTTGCAGGGTCATCGTTCTTGTAGTAGCTGCTCGCCATGATGCCGGCAGTACGTGTTGAGCCATCGAAGGTATTTAAGTCTCCCGATGTCTGATACCCGACAGAACTGTTATTCTGCACGCTTCCCCATTTCATCGCATTCGATGGTTCGGTCAGAGCAATGCCCAGTCTGTAGCCACCATGCTGGATGACGATTGCATCAGCATCGCCAGACGAGATACCGATGCCCGTTGTCTGCCATGGCTCGATTCTTTTATACGAACCAATAACAGCGTTCTCGTCTCCGGTCTGAGTGCCCCATCCATCATTCTGCATCTTTGCGATGTAGACACCATCCTGCAAAGGACGAATGTTCTGTTCAAGATAAGCCTGCATGCTTGCCTTGCTTGCGTTTGTGACCGCCTGCCCATTTGCGGACAGCCAATCGCTGATTTTTCTTGTCTTTATAGCCATAATATTATGTATTTAAAAGATATTGTTACTTATCTATCGCTTCTGCCGATGCCGAATTGCTGATAGCGGCATTCACTGCGTCAATGAAGCAGGGAGCGGTAGTTCGCTCAACGAGTTCCTTGATGATTTTCACTTCGTCATCGGTGTACTCAGTCTCGTCACTTCCGTTCCACATCTTCACAGCAAGAGCCTGTCCTGCCAGCCCCAATCCTGCTCCCTGCGAGTAGATGATGTTTGCAATCTGCTTGCGTGCGTTAACTACCTGACACCGGTTCTTGTCGAGTGTCATAAATACTTCGAGATGTTCTAACTTAACTTTCATATTAATTTTTGCTTTTATGATTATCTATCCAACCAATTCAAGTCATTTACTCCGCTCCAGAAGATACCACGACCGAAATAGGTTTTATCCTCCTGGCTAGGAATAAGTATTTCTGGGTGTATATATACAAGATTTATTGTTTCTCCACCATGAAGTTGATGCCATCCACCGACATCACTGAAATATATATCATTATTACGGTCATTGGCATTTATTGCCATCCAACGCTTACCTGTTCCTCCAGGTACAAACTCGTAATAATATCTAGCAATTGATCTAAGAGGAGTGAATACTACTATATCAATAGGACATCCGGACAAATCTTCATTAGGACTATACAATGGAATTTTGTATACGGTTTTATTGTCATAAGAAACACGCTCTAGAGGCACAGGTATTCTTTCGCTATCGTATCCGTCAGGATAAACTTGCATAACATCCCCAGATACTACTGCCAATGTACTCTGTCGATGCCCAAAGGCTGAACGACACCATACATTACTAGCATAGAAACGCCAACCCCTTTTCGCCGCAGAATTATATCCTTGATTATAAATATCTGCATCAAATGTTATACGGCCAGAACCATCAAAATATATTGAACCAGCGCTTTTAGTTCCATCAGAACTAACCGCAGTCAATCTATAAAAAGAGCCTGTCACACCCTTCAGTTCTCCTGCGAATATACCATTAGACGCATATAACGAACCATCTTTCGTTACACTGAATGGAGCATTAGCCCCATTCGGTGCGCCAAGCCACAGAGCGTAATCATTATCATTACTAACAACCCTAAACGAGCCAAACATTGCGCCACCTGACGGATTGTACAGATTAATCTGATTGCTTCCGAGCATATTGATGGTAGCGTTCTCGGCAAGAAGAAGATGAGTTGCTATCGACTTATAATTGCTCATCTCTGTCCAATGCCCATCGGTCAAACTAGGCGAAGAAGTTGCAGCGTCATACGTTTTAGTACATTGATACCACTTGCCTTTAACACACACAACATCAACGTATTCTTCTTCACCTGCACCCGAAAGATACTTATAGCTGCCCGATTCAAAACCGTCATGTTCACGCATAAGAGCACCTTTTTGCCCTTTGTCTCCTCTCTGAGAGAAGGAGATTGAGCCAGTTACTTCTGCTAAAACCTTTGTCATAAGCTGTACTATATAGTTCCTGTTATCGAATACACCGCACCCTTATAGGCTCTGATACCAGCTTCGGTAATCGTAAACGTATTTCCCGATTCGGTAATCGCTGAATTGATAGGCACACCTGCGTTGGAATAGAGCGACATAGAAAATGTTACTCCAGTCTCATTTTCGGTTGAACCTCTCTTGCGCATATATGGCTTATAGACAATTTTGCCGCCTGAGTTTTGAATGAAGTTCTCAGCTACAGGGTTGTTGTTGCCGTCCGTAGGGTTAGGATAAAGAATGTACTCGTCTGATACGTCATTGATAGTCTGTGTGTCGGAAGCATAGAAACCACCAGCCTTCCATGCTTCGCACTTTACGATGATGGACGAATCCACGTCCGTCTCGTTGATGGTAAATGTAGCGGAGGTGCTATCCTGCCTGAGTACCCATCCACCGCTAGCATCTGGCAGATACCACTTGAATGCATATCCAGTAGATGTAATCATATTGCCATCCGTAACCTGCGCCTTGACAGTACAGGTTCCACCCTTCTCCGTAATCGCGAAGAGATTCTTGTCTGACGTTGCGATGATGTTCACACGCTTGGAATCAATCACACCTTCGGCTATATATACTGGGTACATAGCTTGAAGTTTCACATTTGTGTTTGATATGGATATATCAACCTTACAGATAATAGTGAATGAATCGCCACCATTGATATTGACAAGGTTCTTATTGACCGTAAGGGTCGGATTGCCGCTAGCATCAGACCCCTCCGTGAAATGACCTGCCGCACCGCCAAATGAATTCGTTGAAACGTGCGAGGCATTGAAAGTCAGCGCAACACCTGCGACAATCCACGTTGGGGTGCCTCTAGTGAGGTCAAACGAATTGCCCGCACCCTGTTCCGCCGAATATGCCTGCATAACCAGCTTTGGCTTCGTTGCACCGCTCGCCTCGAAGTTAGGCACAACGTTGGAAGGTGACGCAGGGTCGCCGTCATAATTCTGATACACGTCTCCTGTAGTACATTGCAGAATAGTGTGCAAGGTAGTACCATTACTTGTAACGGTAATCTGTCCTGTAACTGTAGCTTTACTCATTGTTTACCTCACTTTCTTCTTTAGTATCTGTATTTTCGTTACCTGTATTCTCGGAAGGCGGATTGTCGCTGCCGCCAGAACTGATATTGCCATTATCTCGGATATCGCCACCGCCGCCGAACTCAACTGGGGTATAGCAGGAGGCAGGAGTATCAGTAGTTCCCTTGATTTCCGCAAGAGCATCACTCTCTACTACAAGTGAGCCGCCGACATTGGCTGCCCTCTCGTTGAGGTTCACACCTTTCACACCATTCAGCTCACTCTGATAGAGCAGACAGTTTCCGTCACTTGTCATTGTCAGCGGTACTCCGCTTTTGATAATGGTCTCTGCGACCTGCTTAGTTACCTTAACGTAGTATTTCATAATTTTGATTTTTTAAAAGTTAAACACTATCCGTTATTCTCGTCAATCTCCCTTGATATGATGTATTTTCCGCCCTCATCCACAAGGGCATTTCCGTTCTCGTCAACAATCAGCTCGTAAGCACCTCGGTCTTCGATAGACAGACGAATGCTCTTCTTAGCCTCAAATGGGCACTGGAATGTCTCGCCATAACCTAACGTCTCTGCACTCTGCGTCATTGTAGTAACACCATTATTTGTGCTCTTGCCGTATGTTATCTTCTGCCATTTTGCTCTCAGCACTTTTTTCCAAACGGATGGTTCGATAACTCCATTGTTGTCGCTGACAATAGCTCGGCAGGCAACTGATGTCGCATCTTCATTGAGTCCGAAGCCATCGCCGATGAACTGAGCCGTGAGCGGCGGTATGGTTCTATTGATGTACGTAACCTTCCGAGCATCAGCATCACGGGGCGAGGAAGGAATACTGCCGCTATAGATATAGCACGCTCTCAACTCATATCCGATACCTTCGCCTATCATATCACAATCAATAGTGATAGAGGAAATCTGCCCGTTTGCACCCTTGGTCATTGCCGTAATCTCGTAATTCTCGGCATCGTCAACAGATGATATAAGCTGCTTCGTACCGTTGTCAAGAATGCGATACCACCATATTCTCGTCTTGCTGTCTGCTGTCTTATCCTTAGCTCCAACCATAATCTTGGCGGTAAGAGTTTTAGATGCAGCGTGCCTGATAGGATTCCACAGCACTGTAGGTGGACTATCAAGCATAATCTCAGCTCTCGCATTGGTACAATCTTCAAGATAGAGAGCCTTGTTAGCCACGAACGTGTACTTATATCCGCAAACTGGGTCTGTCCAGCTTCCTTCAAATCGCATTGTTCGTGACTTGCCTAGAACGGAGTTCTGCTTGATATAGAGAGTTCCCTTATCCGAACCTTCCCTCACAGCTTCATATCCAGCCTTCACACTTGCATTCTCACTTGTAGCTACTACCACGATGCCGCTAGATGTCACCTCCGACCACTTGAATGTATCCAACTGACTATTGAAGACAGGTGTTTCTCCTGGGTTGTCGGGGTCGATGAGATGGCAGGAAGGAAACATCGTGCAAGGTCGAATGGTGAAGTCGGGCGAGAATGAGCCTTCAATACCATCATACTGCTGTCTGTTGATGATATTGCCAACAATCTCTATGTTGCAGGATTGAGAGTAAGCCGTAGGCTGTATCTCCATCATCTTGTCAACACTAACCGCTAATTCTTTAGCCATATTCTATTTATTTTAAAAATTTAACATTAATCAGAAACTAACACTCACATCTTCGGAATACATCGTCTCTCCATCCCTGATTTCGGCACCACATCGGAATGTCACACTACCTATCTTGAATGCAGCACCGCCAAGGTCTTCATAGGTCAAATCAACCGACAATCCGCAGTTGGCGTGAGAGAGTGCCCATTTATTATCTGCCGTTGGATTTCCGCTGTCTCTAGTCCATACAACATTGACCATAGAACCGGTCACGTCTTGATTGTAGAGCCTTCCGACTACTGATAGAGTAGTGAATACTTTCCAAGAGCCATCAGCGTTCGTTGCCATCAAGTCGTTGAGACGGAAGTTCCACAGCTTCGATGATAGCATTTCGAGCGTGAAATAAGGGTTGCCTTCAACGAACGCCCAAGCGGTAGATGAGTAGGTTGGCGGCTTTGTTGTCTTGTCTTCTAAACACTTCCACTTGCACCCGAGGTAATAGACGGTATCAATCGTTCTGTCACCATTGCGGTAAGGATTGTCTCCTTGTGCCACAGCCAAGCTCCAAACACCTCTGTCTCTTGTCGTGTAGATAGGATTTCCTTGATAGTCTATCTGCTGGAATGATGCAGCCATCATCCACTTAGCATAGAACGCTCCATCACGCTTATTGGCAGTAGGGAAGTCTTGAAAGAGGAACGATAGTGCATCTGGCAGCTTACCCATCGCAAGAGAATAATTCGTCTTGTCAATGATAGGCTTTGTAACGTGGTCGAGCCATACAAGCAACCCTTCAGACGATGATATATACCAGCAACTCTGTCTGTCTTCGTCCACCGCATTTCCCCAGCGTATCAACCTAGCCAACTCGCAAGGTGGATAGTTCTTCTTGCTAGGACATTCATCGTCGGGATAACATACAACTGTGATGGTGTTCGTTACCGTATTGACCGAGAGTACTCGCAGCCACATATCATAATACCTGCCATTCTCGGCTAAGGTATTGATGGAAGCCAAGATAACATCATTCTCCTTGAATGCCGTAAAGTCGTTATCCCATCGCTTCTGCAACTTCAAATCATAGGTCACGTTACCACCTTCCGTTGCCGCAGGAGTCCCCATCACCGACTCAACCATACCGCTCTCGGTAAAAACGAAGTTACTCTCCATCGCCGTCTGGCGGTTGACGATAAGCTCCTTAGCGATAATGGAACTGCGAGACGTAATACTCTCGAACTCAGCGTTTCCCAGTTCGTCAATCCTGCCACCAGTACCAAAGAGCATTCCTTGTATAAACTCGCCGAAAGTTGCACCTTTCTTGAACTGGGATAAGTCTTCTGCTGTCAAGCCTTGCACGAACTTCTGCACCTTCTCCCAAGTGATTGTGCCCTTTGCTGTGTTATCCTGCAGCCTAGATACAAACTCCATCCTAGAACGTCTAGCAGAATAAACGTTACTATCGGATGCAGGAGTGGTATCGTTCATGCCAATTACATAGACACCTCCACCATTACCGCTTCCTGTGCCGCCTATCTGCATTCCATTCACCTTGATGGAATCAACCTTGTCTTCCAACTTACCCAACCGGCTAGTAGCTGCCTTTTCGCCAACCGTGTACTGAGGGTGGTCGTAAGGGATATCCAAAGGTATCTCCATGCCAATGATACGAGAGTTTCGGTAGTGCTTGCCATCCGCATCCACCTGCGCAAACATATCATTAATCAGCTTTACCTGTTCACCGAGAGGATGGTAATCGTATGTTCCATCATTGTAGAACTTGTCGCCATCCATCGTGCATGTGAAGTTTGAATTGCTGATCATGGTCTTCTGATAGTACTGCTTCGCTCTATCGAACAGAGATAACTGAGCAGTAGGGATGAGGTCCGTATCTGTAATCTTGGTTGCGTCCCAATTGAACAGGAAGAACCTATCACCTTCCTTCGGACACATGACACTATCGGGGAGTGTTCTTCCGTAGGTGTCGTTAGCCACTATCTCAAAGAAGTTCTCCTTGTCGATAATCTTGAAACTTACATCGAACTCCATGCCCATGAGAGCACCACTAGTGAACTTGATACCTAGAGTGAGGTTGCTCTTTATCCAGCTAGCTTCAAAGCTTTCAGCGAAGGAGTCCGTTGAACCAATCTGCCAAAACGTCTGTGTAGTCTTAGTTCCATCATCGTTATCAACAGTGCTATCGTAGGTTTTGATTCTGCTGACCCTGCATTCAACCTTCGGGTATTCGTCCTCGAACATCACGACACCTTCGATAGCCTGCTTGTCGTTCTTCACGACATTCACGTTCTCCAGGTAGCCATCCTTTGCGTAGAAACCATCACTATCCACTTCCTTGTTAGGGAGCATGAGGTAATCGGTAGCTACGCCATCGGTAGTGACGTCCGCATCGGCACCAGTGAAATATCCTTTCGGAATATTTCTGTCTGAGCCGAATGCGTACAGTCTCGTAATATAAGTTGACTTAGATTCCGAATAGGACATAGACAGAACATTAACATCCTGTTCGAATGTTGTCTGCCCTTCCATTTCGCAATATCCAAGGTATATAATAGAGCCATCTATCCACCACTCGCAGTTGAGTGCGTCTTCAGAACAGATGGCGTTGAGAGCATCGAGAATGCTGATAGAGCCGTACTCGATCAAGAATCTCTTCTGAACATCGAAAGCCTTGTTGTTGTACGTAGTGTAGTCAACAGAGAAATCCTCGCCATTATACGTAAGACCTAGTGCCTTTAGGTTGCCGAGTATAACGTTCATGTGTATACCTACAGTTGTGGTGAGGTTGAAGGAGGTCTCGTTGGCTCCGTGCTGAGGGCGATACTTGCAAATCTTATTCTTCCAAGACATATAGTAGGCATCCATCTGCATTTCGTAGTCGTAGCCATCACTATCATTGTGCTTAGGGAAGTATGATGATGTAAGCTCAAAGTAGCCGAAGTCGGGAATCTCTACGGAGTCCCCAATCTCGAAATAGACAGGAGTAGCCGTAGTGAACTTCAAGATGATGTAGTGGTGGTCCATAAGCTGATATGACAGCTTAGAACCCTCACCGAAGTCCTCTAATGTGAAGAATACATTGTTATTTCTCTTAATCTGAATCATTAGCTTGTATATTTACTTGTTTCACCTCTGTCACTAGGGTCTGGCTCGTTGAGCTTTAGGCTGAACTTTGCCATTTCCCGAATGCACTGACTAAACTGAGTGCAGGAGAGATAGATGCACCGATACCACACATTAGGCTGGAATCGGGTGCGGATAACCAACTCTCCCTTGGCAAGAACCTCCTCGCAGAACCTAGCATAGTTCATCAAGAACGTATCTGAGTCCTTGGCGGTCATATTGAACGGCAGCGTTATCTCCCTCTCATCCAATCTAGGATTGTGCTTGATAACCGACTTTCCGTCCTTTGAGCGATACTTGTTGCTGATGAACTCCTTGTTTGGTGCAGGGGTCATGAGCGCACTGAGGGCGGTTTCGTCTAGAAAGATGCCCCACGTAAGGTAGGCATCCTTGCCATTTATGTAAAGTTGTCCTTTAAGCATAACTATTTAATCATTAAATAACCTCATAGGCTTCGCTGTGAGCCGCTTTTTCTATTGTTGAGTATAGTTGTAAGGGTTGACGATCGAAAAGCCTATAGAGGTCAAATATCCTTTAATCTTCTGTTCATGTCATCCAGCTTGGCTCCGAAGTCATTATAGGTAAGCTTTGAATACTTCACGATGTCTTCGAGATAGCTGTTTGTCATAATCATCATATTTCTAATCTCCAATACTGCGCCATTGGTTGAGATTCCGAGTGTAACGATGCTCTCCATCTGTGATATGGTGGTAGTCATGTTCTGAGCGATTGACTCTCCTGCAATCTGCAGGGCGGTGAAGCGACCATTCAGCTCGTCCGCGGTATCTTGCCCCATAGATGCCCATCCTCCGCTTGTTGCGGTCTGTGATGAGGATGATGAGCCAGTGTAGCCTGTCACCTTTGCCCACTCGTCACGTCTCTTCAAGCCTTCCTGGACTATATCATCGTAACGCTTGTTGAATGCTTCTATGTCTGTTTCTGTAAGCTTGCCATCGTTGTCCTTGATAGCCTTCGCCCAATCATCATAGAGCTTCTTCAAGTCTCCGTTGATGAGGTCTTCCATGGAGTAGGAGAGAAGAGCCTTCTGCATCATTTCAGCGAAATCGTCTGCAAAGTCCTGCGCTGACTTGCTCATATCCATAAGGTCTGATACGAAGCTATCCTTCATGCTGTCAAAGGAAATCTGCGTAAGGCTTTCCTTCAGCTTGTCTGATAGTTCATCCAGCTTGCCCGCTTGGTCTATGTAGTCATTCAGCTTTTCCGTCAGACGTCCGCCATAGTTGCCCTTACCAGTGTTCTCGATATGCTCCCAAATGGCAACGTTGCCACGGAGGAGCTTCATTTCCTCTGGGCTGAGGGAGAAGAGGTCGCCATTGAAGTCTGATTTGACGTTCTTCTTGATCCAATCCATCTCGTCACTACCGAAGCCGCCCCAATAAGCGTTCCATGAGTGGTGCGAACCATGATAGCTTGCCTGCGCCTTTGCGATGTCGAGGTAGTTCTGATTGGTCTCCTGCTGATTCTTGTAGGCTTGCTCGTAGTATGAGGTTGCCTTGGAGCCAAAGGAGTTTTCCATTGCATCAGTCAAATCCTCGATGGATTGCTGCAAGAGGGTATTTCTATCCGTCAGCCTTTCGATGGTATCATTGACTTTCTTTGCATTTCCATCTCCACCGAACAGACTATTAAAGCCACCGAATGAAAGCGTGTTGAGGATATGAGAAACGTTGTTCCCGATACTCTTCAATGGCTTCATAACGATGTCACCCGATAAAGCATCATCGAGGATGCCCGTTACTGCGCCAAAGACCGTGTCCATGAGGTTGCTGATGAGTGTTCCGAAGCCATCTTTCAGAATATCGAGGATGCCGAGTATTGCGGATATTATTTCACCTGCCATACCGCTATCCCCTAAAGCTTTCGTCAGAGATTTGGCTGCGTCACTATCTTTACCGAGCAACCCTTGGATGCCCTTTGCGAGCGTGTTAGCAACGTCCTTCTGCATGTTGCCGCCGAAAAGCTTGTCAAGCCCTAGGATAGAGTTTCCTATGCCTTTGAGTGACCCCGATGTAAGACCCTGCAAACCATTTTCAAGTTGCTGGAACTGAGAAACTGCCTTCTGTGCAGATGTCTGCAAGTCTGATGATGCCTTCTGAACTGATGAACCGAACTCCAAAACGTTGTTAGATGCGGTAGCAAGTACGCCCTGCGCTCTAGATAGGTTGGCTTCAGCCTTGTTGATACTTGTCTTGTCACCGCTCTTCTTAGCCTTAGCGAGGTCTTCCTGCGCCTTGGTGACAGCTTTTGTGGCTTCAATCTCTCGCTCCTGTGCATCAATATAGCCCTGCATTGCTGACTGATAGGAGTTGATGTCGTCAGAGACTTTCTTAAAGATGTCACTATTCCAGATGGTGGCAGAGCCTTGTAGCTTGGAGATAAGTTCCTGTATGGTCTTCTGCTCATTAACATCTGTTGTGCTCTTGGACAGCTCCTGCAACTTCTTTATTGTTGGTTCCAGTTGGTCCTTGAACATAGCGCCGAAGTCTCCGAAGACGCTTCCCCAATCGATGTTCTGTCTGATGGCATTTATCTCGATGGTTTGGAGGTCCTTCTTTCTCTGCTGCTGAAGAGAGAGCTTTTCGCCTTCCGTCTGAGCCTTGGCTATCTTCTCCTCATACTCCTCGGCAATGGCTTGTTTCTGCTGATAGAGTGAACCATACTCCTTCAAGTAGTCACGCATAGAGGTGAGGGCTTCCCTGTTGACCTCATCAAGCTTCTTGTTGTACTCTTGGGTAGCGAGGTCTCTAGCCTTATTGAGGGCATTGGACTGAGCAGAGGTAAGGGCTACTTTCTTGCCAGCTTCCTTGTTCTTCTTCTTGAACTCTGCTTCCTGCTTGTCAATCTCGGCTTTGCGCTTGGCATAGTCATTCTTGATTTCAGCAAGCTTCTTCTCCGTGCCTTCCTGCATGAGGGAGATAGTTTCATCTGTATTTTTCTGCTGCAAAGCCTTCAAGCGATTGTTTAAATCCTCCTGGACTTTGATAGCTTTGTTTCCTTCCTTGATGCGAGTCTTACGTGCCGTTGCTGCTGCCTTCGCTACCTTACCACTTACATCACCACCTAGCTTAGAGTAGGCATCCTTGGCTGCTTTCAAGTCTTGGGTGGCGGTTTCGTACTGAGTGGCGGTGTATTTGCTCTTATTTCTCTCCATAGCAGCAACCTTCTTCTTGGCTGCATTGTATTCGCGCTGCGCCTTGTTGTAAGCTTGCTGATAGGTTTCCGTAGAACCAGTGTTAGCCAACGCTTGTGCTCTTTTTTGGGCTTGGTTGAGGGATTGTTTGGCGGTGTTCCATTGAGCCCTAAAAATCAAAGGTATTGTCGTTGCGCCTGTGACCGCCCAATTCCTCTTCATAGCTAAAAGGTTGTTCAGAACCTTTATTTTCTCAGACTCCTGCATACGGAGATTCAGATCAGCAGGATTCTTCTTGATGTCTTCTCGAAGACCTGCTATCTCTTTCTGAGCCTTATTGATGAACGCATCCAATCTACTCTCACCTGTGGCGTAGTTGATGGTTTCGTTGGCAGCTTGCCAATCGTTGGCCAGATTGATTGCTTCGTCATAGAAGTCAAAGATTTCTTGACGTACACTTTCGTTCTCCTGTGCTTCTTGCAAGCGAACTTCGATAGGCTTTGCATTCTCGGCTGCTTGGTCTCGAAGTTGGATGATGTTGGAAAGCTTTTCTTCTGCTTGGTCAAGGTCTTCTTTGGCTTGGTTTATCTGTGATGAGATAGTGATGCCCCCTTGACCACCATTGGCTGCGTCTGCTCTGAGTTGCATTTGAAGCTCCTCAACCTTCTTTCGGTACTTCTCAACTTCCTCAACTGCCTTGTCGTACTTCAACTCATCCATGCTCTCGGCAACTTCCTTCTGCGTCTTAGCAAAATCGGCAGATGCTAGTTGAGCTTGTGAGTATTGCTCTGTTAACTGAGGTGCGAGGTTGGAGAGTTTTTGGTAAGCTTCTGCCTTCTCGTATTCTGTAGCTGTCTCAGACTGAATTGTTCTGATAAGGCTTTCGATATTCTGCTGACGTTCCTTGACCTTGTTATCAAACTCATCCCATGCTTCGTTTGATTTCCTTACTGCCGTTTCATGTGCTGTTTCTGCGGTAGCTAACTTGTATACGGCATAGGTTACTGCTGCGATGGTGGCAGCTATCCAAAAAAGAGGACTTGAGAACATAGAAGCATTCCATGCGTCCTGTGCCCTTTTGCAGAGAAGGGTGACCTGTGCCCATATTCCTTTGGCTGCGGTGTCTCTAGCGGTAGCTGCTGTATTCAAGCCTTGGGATGCGGTGTTAGCCGTATTGGCTGCTGTATTTGCTTCTGTGGCTGCGGTTGCAGCAGTTTCTCTAGCCGTTTGGAGTTGCTTTGCAATGGTGTTCCTTTCGTTAACGGCAGTGTTGAGTTTGATTTCTGCTGTCTCTACCTTCTGCCCATCTGTATAGGATTCCAGGGCATCGTAAGCATCTTGGAGTGATTGAACCTCGTTGTCCTGCATAGCAAGTTTGTTCTCCAATGCCTTCACTTCCTCTGCGGCTGCGGTGGCTGCGTCTGCCTTTGCTTTTGCCTGCGCCTGTAGTTCGGCAACGTAAGCCGCGACCTCTTCACGCTTAGATGCTACCAGCTCTGCCTGTGCTGCTGATAATTGACCTTTGGCTACTGCTTCTTCAAGGTCTGTCTTCTTTGCTTCTTCCTTCATAGGGAGCAAAGATTCAAGAGCTGACAACTCGGCTGCATATCCTGCATTTGTTGTTGCTGTGTCAAAGGCTGCTACACTAACTGCCATTGCCTTATAAAGACCGATGGCAGATGCGGCTGCAAGGATAACCTCACCTATCTCCTTCCAATGGTCGATAACCTTAGATGTGATATCCAAAGCATCATTCATCAAGCCTTCGGTCTGTGTGCCGAGGTCATTAATAGCCATTTCGATGGTGTCTTGGATATTGCTTATCTGTCCAGTAATAGAGTGAGATTGCTTTTCCATCAATCCACCGAACTTGCCGCCTTCATTGGTAAGACTTTCGATAGCCTTCTTAACTTCGGGGAAACCAACCTTACCTGCGGTCACCAATTCCGAAACCTTATCCTTGGTAACTCCGAACTGCTTGGCAAGCTCCTCCGTCAAAGGAATACCGCGACCTGTAAATTGCATCAAGTCTCTTGTGAACAATCGACCTTGCACCATCGTGGTACCATAGAGCCATGTGAGGTCCTGCAAGTTCAATCCCAATCCTGCTGATACGTCACCGAGCCTTCTCATGGTATCGGTAATCTCATTGGCTGCAAATCCGTATGCAAGGAGCTGCTTTGCGCCATTTACCACACCCTTCATGTCAAAAGGTGTAGAAGCAGCAAGGTTGGCGAGGTCCGAAATCATTTCCTTTGCCTTCTGCCCGCTACCGAGCATGGTTTCAAAGGCAATCTCAAACTGCTGAAACTCTCCTCGGACAGTACCCAGTGTGCTGATGATTTCCTTTGCCGTAAAGCCAGCGAAAGCCATCGATGCAACGGACTTGATGCGATTGAAAACATTCTCAATGCTCTGGCCCTGCTGCTCGACTGCTCTTGCTGTCTGTGATACTCCATCCTGCACCCCTCGAAAGGCTTTCAGTACGGATGAATTGTCACCTGTTATGTCAAACTTGATACTTGCCATTTTTTTATTCTGTCAATTACGTAAAGGTGCACCTCCTTACCCAAACCTTTATTCTTTACTTAATTCTTGTTAGTGTTGGAGGTTAAATTGGATTCTCTTCGCTCTGTCTGATCAGCTCCATGATGTCCTCTTTGTTATCTCCGCTGAAGACCTTTTCTGTTGCTGATGGAATGTGAGCCTTCTTTCTTTCCTCATCGGATAGATAGATGGAAGTTATCTTATCCTTCATCATAAGCGTGAGGTTGTTGTATGATATTTCCCACAGAACATAGTCAAGGGTCCATTTATATCTTTCGCAAGCTGCGTCAATGAGAGAGCCCCAAATGGTTCTGCCACCAAAGATATACTGATTACTGGAGTCTTTGGCTTGGTTTATCTTCTCCATGCGCTCTGCTTCCTTGTCTATTCCACATTCCGTGATGATGTCGTGAAGCTTGTTATCTGAGAGTATGGTGATGAGAAGGGTTGCTATGTCATCGTTATCACAGAACTTGAAGATGATGTTTTCCCTTGCCTTCAATATGCGTGAACTGAGCATATCGGATTTCTTCTGAAGAGTGTGGTAGGCTATTATCTTACAGCAAAGACTTCGATTCTCCTCTACTACACGGAGTGCTTCAATGAGGGGATTCAGCTTTAAGTTATCATCTTTGATACCTAGCTGCTTAATCAATGGAGCAGTCAAATACATCTTGCCTAAAGTCTGAGGGTAGATAAACAAATGCCTTCTACCTACCTGTATGCCTAGAGGTGTATCTGTTAAGACCATGGCTATCTTTGTGCCAATTTTGATGTCTTTCTTCATAAGCCAATAAGATTTTTGTTAGCACCCAAGGCAGGGCTCGAACCTGCGTCTTTCAACCAGCTTTTTAAAGACCAACTGGATTTCATGTGACGGACTTTGGTCTCGCTCTAACCAACTGAGCTACTTGGGTAGGTTGCCGACTGATAACCCTCAATCGGCTGAAG